CCAGAGTATTTCTGAGAACCTCCTCACAGTCATTATGAACGCGATGGGAGACAACGACGTTGACCTAGTCGCCCTTATGAAATGTGCCCAGGCGGGAGGCTCGGAGGTTCTCAGAAATACTCTGGGTTATTGGGCAGAGCATGACCCTGGCCCTTGTATGTGGGTTATGCCAGATCAGAAATCGGCAGAGGAGCAGGTGGATGAACGCCTCAAGCCGATGATTAAGAACTCAATCCCCGAGTATCAGACTTCGAACCGGCATGACCTTTCATACAAAAGTCTCAAGCTAACCTCGATGACCGTCTATCCAGCGTGGGCGGGTTCACCTCAAGCTCTGGCTTCTAGACCTTGCCGATATGCAATCCTTGATGAGTTAGACAAGTTTCCTCGATTCTCGGGCAAGGATGCCGCCCCGGTTGCATTGGCTAAGGCGCGCACCAGGACTTACGAACACCGCAAAAAAGTCATCATGATCTCGACGCCGACCACCAAGGAAGCGCCGATTAACACCGAGTTTGAAAACTGCGCCGATCAGCGGGAATACCACGTCCCATGCCCTTACTGTAATGAGTTCCAGCTTCTGAAATGGTCCGGTGTGGTCTGGCCTAAACGTGAGGAAGGCAAGAGCAGGATTGTTCATGCTGAATTTATTAGCGACCGGCAGCTAGCGCGCTATAAATGCGAACACTGCGAGGAGGAGTTTGGAGAGCGTGAACGCAAGCGGATCATTAAAAAGGGTCAATGGGTGAGCTCTCTCGGCTTGGCCGAAGATTGTTTCTCACGAAAGATTGCTTTCAGGTTCAATTCGTTAGTGAACCCATTCTCAAACCTTTCCGACCTCGTCGAGAAATGGCTAAAGGCTCAGGACGACCCCGGTGATTTGATGGAGTTTACCAATCAAGAGCTCGGGGAACCTTGGGAACACCAGATTACTTCTGCCGACAAAGAGCAGATCGAACGCAAGGCCGAAGCAGGATACGAAAAGGGGGTAGTGCCACCATGGGCGTCTATGATCCTGACCACCGCGGATACTCAAAAGAACGGCTTTTGGTATACGCTGAGAGCTTGGGGCAGAGATTACAAATCGAGGGGTTTGACTGAAGGGTTCGCCCGATCGTTTGATGAGCTTTACCGCATCGGGTTGGAAAGTCATTGGCCTATTGAGAATAAGGCCGGTATCAATATGACGATGACGCCCGATCTGCTACTGATCGACTCTGGTGGCGGTATCTGGATAGAGGACGAGGACGCGAGCACCACGGACCTAGTGTATCAATTCGCTGAGAGAGACCCAGCGCGCATCATTCCGGTTAAGGGATACGGCGGAAAGAAAAAGCCTGCAAAGAGGATCTCTGAGAACAAGATCCGATCCAGCGACTCGCGACGAAAAGGTCGAAAGTTCGGGGAGGTGATCTTAAGGGTTTTGGACACTCAGACCTACAAAGACATTTTGAACTATCGAATCCTTAGTGAAAACCCTGTTATGTGGGAGGAGCACGGAGAGATAGAACTTGATTATTGCAAGCAAATGGCCAGTGAGCGGAAGGTATTTATCCGAGAGGGTCAGAGCGGCTACGTTGCTTGGCAACCCTACTCCAAGAACACAGCAAATCATTACTGGGACTGCTCGGTCTATCAATGCGCGGGTGCCGACATGGTTCAGTGTCACACGTTCCCAAGCGAAGAAGAATTGTCTTCTGAGAGAGAGCGTCTCTATCAGAAGCGTCAACAGAGACGAGGAAGGTCAAAGCCAAGTCGCTTTAGCAATCCTCACGGCCAGAAATGGCTTTCCAACAGAAGGTGAATAAGATGGGAGTAAGCACAGTGGCAAAGAGCAGAAAGACAAACAAGGCCAAGGTAGAGATTGAAGTATTCGACGCTTTGGTTGAGATACCGACAATGAAAACGGGGCACTACGCCACGCGCAGGTTGCAAGCGTCGCTGGACCGGAAGCAATGCACCGGGCTCAGAATGGTGTTCGACGGACTTCAATATGCAGGCGCTGAACTTGCTGACGGGAGTCAAGTAAGAAATGCACAAGACGCTGTAAGGTGGATACTTGAGCAGGTTTACGACTCAGTTGAAGAGAGTGAAAGCAACCAATCTAGTAAATAAGTAAATGAGCAAATGAGACGCTTTGCCGAGCGAATGATCAAGCCATTAGTATTTCGGAATGACTACAGCCTCCGAGATAGCAACAGCTGAAGCGGCTTATTTCTCAAATGCCGATTATGCCGAGGTGCGAAGCGCTCCTAAGGCCCGCGCCTTCGTGACCGCCTGTCGGAAGCTTTTAATCGCGCCGTCCAGCATGGTCAAGGGGGCCAACTCAATCTCTAACCGCATCGATCTGTTGCGTGATGAATTGCGCGATGCTCAGAAGTGGTTGGAACGTTTCAGTCCTGATGATATTCCTGGTCCTATTGTAACCAAGACCGACTTCCGAAACTTTCGGGGGTACGGCGGATGATTAACAGAATACGAGACTTGATTGCCCCAGCCAATGTTAAAAAAGGCTTTCAGTCAGGTCTGAGCAAGATTAAAGCAGCTTATCAAGCGGGCATCCCCTCACGCTTTCAGAGGATACGCCATCGCTTGCATGGAACGGCAGACGCTCACTATTCCAGTCGACTTGAATTCAATCGCATTCGAGAGTACGCGAGGGATATGGATCGCAACGATGCGATCATTGGGCAGCTTACCGATCGGGCTGTGGGAAACATTGTTGGCTCAGGTTTTCGATTGATCCCCCAGACTGGGGACAAAGAAATAGACAAGCTCCATCAGCAGCGCTTTAACAAGTGGGCAAAAAAACCTTCTAGTTGCGACGTAAAGAGCAAGTTCTCATTCAGAGCAATGGAAGGCCTGACTCTTCGCCACCGATTTATTGACGGCGATATTTTTGCGATTCCAACTGACGAAACTAAAGTTCAACTGGTTGAGGGACAGTACGTTGCCTCTCCAGCCAATACGCGGGATGGCATCGTTCATGGGGTGGAGCTTGACGACCAAGAGAAGGTTGTTCGTTATTGGTTCCAAAAACCAGAGCTAATAGACAGAGAAATTAATGTCGACAAGGTTGCGGTGGGACCCGAGGGCTATGAAAAAAGGCCTGCTTTTGACCGGGATGGCAACCCACTGGTTCTTCATATATTTGACCCCAAGAGAGTCACTCAAAGCCGAGGGGTGAGTGCCTTTGCTCCTGTTTTCAATATCACAGGAATGTTCGAGGACACTAACTTTGCCAAGCTAGTCCAACAGCAAATCGCAAGTTGTATCGCGATGTTCATTGAGCGTGAGAATGACTTCCAGTTAGGTTCACGAAGAAGCCAAACCGAGGACGACAGTACCACCGCACAACTTGAAGAGATATCACCAGGGCTAGTAATTAGGGGCAAGAAGGGGGAGAAGATGCATGCATTCTCCCCAAATCTCCAGATTGGTGAATGGTCTGATCATGCCCGCATGTTGTTAAGGATGGTCGGTGCTGCCATTGGTATGCCTCTCACTCTAGTTTTGCTCGACACTACAAACACAACTTTTCATGGCTACCGAGGCGAGTTGCAACAAGCCCAAATGGGTTTTAAGCGCGTTCAAGATTCCCTCGAAGAGCAGTTTCATAGGCCTGTTTATGAATGGTTAATAAGGCAGTGGTACAGCGATCAAGAAATTGCTTTGTATGCGTCACGAGGAATCGACCTTTTCAATCACAGATGGAGTCGTCCAGGTTGGCCCTATTTCGATCCAAAGACCGAGGCTGAAGCCGATGTTGTAGCTCTTGAAAACTTGCTGATTAGTCCTCGCGACTTAGCTAACGCCAGGGGTCGAGATTGGGAAGATATTGTTCGTGAGACGGTCGAGGATCGGTCACTAGCAATTCGTTTGGCCGTTGAGGAATCGCAAGCAATTCTCTCTGACCTTGGTCTTGAGGTTGACTGGCGCGATTTGCTGAACCTTAAAACTCCAACAGGCATCAGCATTTCAGCGACTCCGGATTCTGATAAGGATCGACAAAACAAAGACAACAAGGAGGGCGCTGATGACGAGTAAAAAAGTAGTCATTCGCGGGCCAATCCGTCTCAGTGGTGCTGTTGACGTAAAAGCACAGGATAACGAAGGTCCGGAACTTCAGTCTCTCAAGGACCGGTCATTCAAGATGTCTGCCTACACGGGAGCGATGGTCAATCTCGGCTTTCTTGGGATGGCTGTCTTTGACTTGGCAAACATGGAAGTCCCTCGCGAGGAATTACCGGCTCTTAGACAACATGACCCCAATCGCATCGCTGGAGTCATTGATAGCTTCGACAATGACGGTAAAACCTTGAACCTTGGTGGGCGTTTTGTAGACACGGAATGCGCTCGCGAAATTGCCGACCTATCAGATTCAAGGTTTCCCTGGCAGGCGTCGGTTGGGCTGTCAATCACAGCGCTGTCTTTCGTTGACGAGGGCGATTCGCAATTCATCAATGGCCGAGACTTCGACGGTCCATTCTACAAGATCAATTCAATTTTAAAGGAGTCTTCGTTTGTTCCCTTGGGTGCAGACGGAGCAACTAGCGCCGTTGCCTTGTCGGGCTCGGATTTTCAACAGTATGAACTGGAGGTAGAAATGTCAGGAAATGACAACAAGCCAGCCGCTTCCGACTATGGCAACACAGTCAAAGAGTTGCAGCTCGCTTTCCCAAATGACGCGTCCTTTGTTTTGGACTGCATCAGCAAGGGCTTGGGCATCAATGAAGCCAAGTTAGCTCATTATGAAATCGTAAAAGCTGAGCAAGCAGCAGCAGCCGCAAACCATCAAGCAGAAATTGCCGAGCAGCAACGAGAGTTTGAGGCCAAACTCGCCGCTCGTCAATCAAACCCACCAATCAGAACAGGTTCTTCAGTTGGTGATTCCAGTCAGGTTGCTGCTGGTGATCAGTGGGACAAACTTGTTAGCGATCGGGTCAATCTAGGCCACAAGAGACACCTGGCTGTCCAATGGGTTGCTCGAAATCGTCCTGATGTTGCGGCGGCAATGGTTGTAGCGAACAACACCAAACACAATCGCCATATCCCATCACACTTTGCTCGGAAAGGAGCATAATCATGGCTCAATATGTAGATTGCGCGGGACGCGCTTTCACCACGGGTGAAGCAATTGAAGCATACAGAATGCTCAAGTTGACTGGTGATTACACCGTTTCGAAAACCTCTCCTGGTGATACAGCAATTGCTGTTAGCCACGAGACAGCGGCAAGCGGCCTCCCGGTTACCGGTATCTTGCTTAACAAGCAAGGGACTTACAAGGTCACTGCAAGCGGCGCATTCAGTCAAAACTCAGCAATTTATCTGTCGACAGACGGCAAGGTGAATGCAACGGTTTCAGGCAGAAAGCTAGGATACGCCCTTGAAGCGGCCACAGCGGATGGCGACGTCATCGAGGCGTTCCTATTCCCGCTCGAAGGCGTAGCAGACAAAACAGGACGCAAAGAAATCTACGATGATTTCTTCTATTTCATTGATGCCGATCTTTGGACTGAGACAGCAGACGCAGGCGCAACGGGAACAACTGGAGTTTCTGATGGTGCGGGTGGAATCATGTCTGTCTTCTGCGATGGGGATGACAATGACGAGGCCTACTTACACACGACGAATGAAGTCTTCAAGTTTGAGGACGATAAACCATTGTTCTTTGAAGCGCGGGTGGCGCTCACTGAGGCGAATACAGACGACGCGAACGTGATTGTTGGTCTCTGTGATGCTGCTGGTGCAAACACTCTCCTCGACAACGGAGCTGGCCCCAAAGCGTCATACTCCGGTGCAGTGTTCTACAAAGTTGATGGCGGAACAGTTTGGCAAGCAGAAATCTCACTTGCCGGAACTCAGACCGCAGTCATCCTTTCAACAGACACTTTCCCAGGTGATGGCACTTTCCAGAAACTTGGGATTGAGTTCATTCCCACTGCGGCAAATACAGCCGATGTGAAATTCTATATCGACGGAGCCCTCGTTGGGACCGCGTCTTCATTCTCTTACGCTGCGGCGACTGACATGGACGTTTGTCTTGGAGTCAAAGCTGGCGGTGCGAACGAGGAAGAATTGAAAATTGACTACGTTCTTTGCTCACAGGTCCGTTAAGGGCGAAAGGATTAAACGATGACAAGTCCATCAAGTACTGCTTTTCTTCGCCCGGATATCGGGCAATCTTTTGAAGAATTTGATCTAGCAGCAAGCCAACAGGGCTTTGTTGCCCATCGTGTTTTGCCACACTTCGAAACACTTCTTCAATCGGCAAATTTTTCAAAGATCACAATTGAGTCCCTTTTGCGGAATCAAGAGACCTTAAGGGCTCCCGGTGGCGGATACAACCGAAACAAGTATCAATTTGAACAAGACAATTACGCCACCAAAGAGCATGGTGCTGAAGAGCCTGTGGATGATCGAGAGCGTCAGATGTACGCATACTCTTTCGATATTGAACGCATTAGTGCTATGCGCGCTAGAGATGTCGTTCTCCGATCGGCTGAGATTCGCGTTGCAAATAAGATGTTCAGCACAAGCACTTGGACAGGAGCGGCTTTAACCACCGCTGTTTCAAACAAGTGGAGTGTCCCAGGTAGTGCAACCCCAGTATCGGACGTTCACGCAGCGAAGGCTAAAGTGAGAGCCTCATGTGGCATGCTTCCTAATGCCGTCGTCATGACTTGGGAGACATTTAACAACCTCCAAACGAATGCCGAGATCATCGACCGGATCAAATATCATGGCGGTGATGACCCGAAGAAGATCACTGAAGAAGCTTTGGCCGCTCTCTTCCAAGTGGAAGAAGTCATTGTTGCCGGCGCTGTCCAAAATACTGCCAATGAAAACCAGAACGCAGCAATCAGCGACGTCTGGAACACGAACCGGGTATTGGTTTGCAAGTTGGCTCGAACAAGAGATCTTCGAGAACCTTGCGTTGGGCGCACATTTCATTTCGCATTGGATGGATCTGCCGAGGGTGGAACTGTTGAGCAATACCGCGATGAAACTGTTCGAAGTGACATTATGCGCGTTCGCCACGATGTTGATGAAAAGATCATCTATGCACAAGCGGGTCACTTGCTGACAAACATTGATTGATCGCGGAGTTGTGTTGTGAGCTTCTTTGGTGATCGGTTTAGAACGGCTATGCAACGCCTTCTCGATTTAGAGGGGGATGCTGTTACCTACAAAACCAAAGACGGCACGACCGTCGGCGGCGTCACCGTTCTCTTCAATGAGTTCGTTGGCGCCGTTGACGACCAGGCCCGCGCAACTTTCCACGCTAGCGGTCTGGCAACTAACGGAATCACTGACCCCGGCGAGGGTGATTCATTCACTCTTGCAAGCGGCGAAGTCTGGTATGTGGTCGATGTTCGCGACTCTAAAGACGACACATTGGAACTCCGCTGCGACCGCAGCAAAACAGTAAACGCTTGAGGTCAAAACATGGCATTAACAGAAGCTCAAGCATGGGCACAAATCAAGGTCATCGCCAAAGCCCTCGATGAGCGCGATCTCTACTTGAGCACGAACAGCGAAAAGCTCATCGATCACATCACAGATATCACAACAAGCCTCAAGGGCAATGCGGCCAACGAAATCACCACATGGTCAAAGGGCTTCTTGAACACAGCTCAAAGCGGCATGTCTCCCGGTCAGGTGAGAAATGCTTTCAGTGGAGCTCTCAAAGACTTTTGTGAATCGATCAATAAGCCGGTCGGCACATTCAATCAAAACATGATCGTGCTGCTTGATCGCATGAACGGTGAGTCAGACTCTATAAACGGGAATGGTCCCACGTATGGCAGTTTCTCAGCCGGTGGTGGCAATGTTGGCAATGGCTTGCTGTATCGATTAACCGTTGACGAGGATGACAACAACCTTGGCGGAAACACCAAAGAGGCGAAGACGTTCTATTGCAACACCGACGAGAACAGCAACGACGAATACAAGGAAAAGTTTGGAGTCGAGGGGGAGACGCGCCGGGATGACTGGGCTCAATACACAGGATCGGGTCTCAAGAAAGAAACCAACGTTCTGACAGCGGTTTCGGCTCAAGACTCTGAGGCATTCATTAACAATCCAGGGTGGAACAACTCAGGGACTCAGCCAGCAGCGAGCACCCCAGCTACACCAGCGACGACGACTTCGATTACAAACTGGACGGTCTCAGATACAGCCAACTTTGAAATTGACATCGACACGGTTTACCGAGGCTCTCCAAACGTCACGACTCCGCGCAGCTTGAGGATTAAAGACAATGGCAATATCGAGCAGGTTATCAATGTTGCTCGGGCTACATCATTCCCAAAGAAGACCCCGCTGTTTCGTCGGATTGCTGTCTACCGCGAGGCGAGTTGTGATGGAACACTGACCTTTGAATTCGGAGCAGACACCAAAGCCACGACAATGACCAGTCTTTCCAATGGTGCTTGGAACTTGGTGACAATGGCCTTCGACGCGAACGCCTACTACAAGTCCTACAAAGAGAATGATCTCAATATCAAATTCACGCTGGCGAGTCGCACGACTGGAACTCTGCTTTTAGCTCCCCCAGAGATTGCAAGATGGACACCGATCGATGGCTCTTACTACGTCGCTGCCGGAGGTTCTACCAGTTGGATCGAGGGAGACCTTTACACGGTCACCGACTCGGAAAGCGCGAGAGCAATCCTGCTTTACTGGTTGATTGAACGAACTCAAGCATCAGCAGCGCTGCAGCGCCCTTTTACTTTGCCCACGAATAACGGTGGAGCCGAAACAATCACTGACCCAACCTAATGAGGTGTGAATGTCTGCGCCCGATCCAGATAAGTCAAAACGCGTTCATGGTCAGCTGATACTCAATCCAACTGATCTTGGCGCCGCATTGCCTTATGGCGGGACTCAACTCGGGTCAATCTCGGCTTTCTATTGGATTCCAGGCCAAAGAACGATCAGGCTCAAAGCCAAGGAAAAGGGTAGGACCGCTTTAATGGTCCACGTCGAGGACGACTTGACGGCAGGGTTTATCTTGCGCGAGCAGAACGACGACGCGCTGGCCTTTGCTTTCCCTGGAACTACTGACGGCGCGACAACGAAGATTGTCAATTTCCCAACCAAGACAAGCGGCACCGAGTTGACCGGAAGCAAGTTGCTTTTTGCGGCAACCAATGCGACCGAGAACTACAGCCTTTTGATTTATAACGCCGTTGTCGAGTTCGACGCGACTAATCGAATTAGGCTTTCAGCACTTAAAGAGACAGTGATACCGATCCTCGTCACCGGGATGGAAGACGGGAGCGGGCGAATTGCGAAATGGGGGCTCCTTGCAGACCTTACTCTTTAGGCTATTTGGGATGCCTCGACAGAATTGGCTTTTGAGATCAGCAGGCTTACCAGTCATTAACCATCGAGAGCTCGACGACGACACGCGCCGGACAATCCTTGGCTTATTGACCGAGTATGCGGCGCGCATGCTTCAAGCTCGATGTTCATTTACTTTGAGAGAGTGGGAGGCTCTTGGGGATATTGAACGAGCGGCTTTGGTTGCAGCTGGAAATCAGGAGAAGGTCAATCAAGCCTTAAGAATCGGGGAGTCGAGCGATGGTCATTTAGGACGCGCAAAAGTTCGCGCCGAATTAGACGGCGGCGATGAGTTAGAGAACGCGATTCTTCAAAGCTTTGTTTCCGGACTGCACGATCTAAAACAGAAAGAGAGGGCAAGCCATGCCCGGTAAGTTTGGCGGCGACACCGACTCTCTTGAGCGGGCTTTAGATGGTCTCACCGAATCCTTAGACCGTCTCTCTTCCAACGTCGAGAACGGTAACAGACAAAGCACCTTAGGGGGTTCTGGCGGCAGGACCACATCCGGAGGTGTGGGTAGGCGTGGGACATCCAATGGCGGTTTTAGCGGGGCGTTCAACACGGCGGCTGGATTTGTCGGTGGTATTGCAGCAACTAAAACGCTCGGGTTCGCCAAGGCCGCAACAAATGCAGGGGTGGCAAGCTTTGCGCTTTCACGTGGATCAATTGGGTTTGAGGGAGCTGTAACAAATGGAACAGCAGCCGCGCTGCGCCTCATTCCGGGTGGGTCCGCAATTGTAGATAGAGCCCAGGGTCCAGCAACTAGGGCGATTGGCCGAGCACGGGGCGTTATCGAACCTATTCTCAGGGGCGGTGGGCTGCGAAACAAGAAAGACTTGGCGAACGTTTCAAACAAGCTATTCGCTAGGTTCAAGAGACAAGAAGATAGGGCTCAAAAGGGTATCGATTTCTTCCAGAAGAAACAGCAGGACGAGAACTCTAAAGCTGGCGAAAAGATAGCTGAGGACCTAAAAAAGCTAGGCAAGCAAATGGCTGAGGCTTTCATCGAAACAATCAAGAAGGGTAGCGCCGGAGATGCGGCCCGTGGGTTCTTTGGTGCTGCGGGGTTTGCGATACCCAAGTATGGCGGGGGCAAATAATGTCAATTACTAGAACCCTTGCAATCACTTACGGATCGGTGACCATCGGTAGCGGTGGCAACTATCACCTCGGTGACATTGAAATTCAGAAAGACAGGAAAAGCCTCACGGTTGTTTTTACAGCAATCATCACAGAGGCTACAGAGTCGGCGCTGTACACAAGGATATCTGACCTTGAGGATGAATTCAGGAAGCGCGATCAAGACCTTGTTCTAGACAGAGGATCCTCCAGCGAAACTTACTCTCACTCAGACAATTCAGGATTCAATATGGAGCCTGGATGCAAAGAGTTAGAGTCGGAGTTTGTAGGACTGTCCAGGGAGTTTCAATGCTCCGTTTCTCTTGGTTTGCCCGAGGACGGCAGTTCTACTGATGGGGAGCTAGGTCTGAGGAACCACGCGGTAAGCGTGACAAAGCAAGATACAAACCGGCGAGAGATTAAGTTGCAGGGGGTTTATACAGCTCTCTCTGGCAATGGGGCGAAAGACCAGTATGACTCACAGATTGAAACGCTCTCAGACAACGTCAAAGACGACATTGACCTAAATGCCGAGTGGGAACTTATTGAGGATACCACTGAAAAGGATCGGGAGGATAAGTTTTGCTCCTTTGTCCGAGTATTCATTGAGAACTTAGCCAAGCAATCAGTAGCTCAAACAGATGTCCCAGAGTTAAAGAATGTTCAACTCGCTGCAAGCGTCCTAGATAACGCACCTGGAGATTTTGACCAAACAGTCGCAGGAACGCGTCCTATCACCGTCGCGGTTAGTTATTCGGCAAGTGTCGACAAAGAGGTTTCTGTTGATCTAAGAGAGAAGTTTGACTCGCTCATACTGCCGCGCATGATTGAGTATGGTCAGCAAATTGGCGGTGGAACTCGGATAACATTGACTGAGGTTGACTTTAAACCAAATCAGGGATCGAACACAATCGAGGCTGACATCGTCATGGTTGTCTATGGTGGGGATTCGATTCTCTCCGTAGAAGTGAAAGAGTCGGACGACGAGACACCCGGGTACAAAATCGAGCCAGTTGATGATGGAGCGAGCTCTTATTCCGGCGATATTATCCCGGCTCAAGCTTTGTTCATACGCCAGACATTGACAACAATTGTCGTCCTGGGAACGCTCGCGGAAGCGAGAGCTAAGCTAGATCAGGTGAACCTCCCCAGCGTCAATAATGAGCCCGGTCAGGGAGATGGGAAAGTTGTCGGCAATGGTGGCGCAATTGATGTTTCTGAGATTCCGAAGTTTGGCGTCGAGGGTGGCGTATTTATCCCTCAGAATCGCAGAGAGATTGATGCTGGGACTGAGTTCATAGGAATACCCCCTCACCAACTACAGATTTCAGCAGTTTCCCAAGTGGTCACTAGCCGATATTTCGTTCAAGCCCAGAAGCAAGTCGGAGTTGGTCTTAATGGGGGGGCTAGCGGTGGCAGCGGTGGGAGAATTAGAACGGTGACACGCAGATGAGCACTGTCATTTCTATCGCTGGGGTTCCAATCTCACCACTGACACAAGTGCAATGGGCTCAAACCTTTGGGACGGAACCATTTCAAACGATCGTCAATGTTGAGCGAAGTCGCGGACTTTTAATTTTCAACGAGGCAGCGGGTAACGCGACGACTCTTCAGATTGGCGAAGAGATCATAAACGGCGTCTATGTCACTAGCACCACAGCCGGCAGCGATCGACATCACATTGGATTGGTGCTGCAAGACTCACGATGGTTGTGGCCCGGTGTCACTATTCACCGTGGATATAACGTAAGGCAAAGAACGGGAGAGGTTCTCAAAAAGCCGGTTGGCGATGGCAAAGATCTCATCGAGAACGTTCGACTAGTCAATGATGCTAAATACTTTGAGTGGAGTCTAGATGGTGAAACGCCATGGATTCTTGAAGACGCATTTATCGACACGTTTGAGGAGATGGGGTTCGACTGCTTCACAATTCCAATTTTTGATAGGACATTACCCCTTGAAGACTTTGAGGAGTCCGAAACAGCAGATGTATTTCTCCAATTGCTGCTACAGCGCGTTCCTGGTTACAACATTTACATTGACCGCCAAGGGTGCCCGGTCGTGTTTGACCAAACCGATGGATCAGAGGTTGATGTCGTCGAGAGTGAACTGCCTCCCCCTATCGAGGGCACTGGCTGGATCGAGATGGCCGACCGCCGATATGAAAGGCCGAGCCAAATTGAGGTCTTATTCACAATTGAGAATGAGCTCAGGTTCGATTACTCGGAAGAAACGGATGAGGTTCAATTCAGGGGTCGGGAAAGCCTTCTCCTTGAGAATGTACTGCCTATTCCGACCAAGTTCTTGGAGGTAAATGGCCGGGAATTATATGAGGGCTCTTGGATCAAATTCCAGGAAATGTTTGCCTCTCCGACCCTCGACGCAAATAAAACCGCTGGCTACAACCTTTTGAGCACGGTTCATTATCTCGATGAGTTCAACAACGATGCACTGCGCCAAGGATACCTGACTCCCTATGAACTAGAGAACCGATTCATCCTCGATATTGACGCGGGAATGAAGCCTATCAAGTTTTGGTCAGACCTTGTCTATGGAGCACTTGAGCACTGGCGAAGAACTTACCGGATAATCAAGCCTTGGCGGGATCGTATCCGCTCATATCGTGCCAATAGAGTCGGCATTGTTGACTACGAGAACAGGTCCAGGGCTCCCGCTCGTGCTTATATGCCCTATACAGTCAAGCCCACAGAAAGAATGTATCTTGCGTCGAGCGCCGGCGATCGATATGAACATGGTTGGATTTTCAATGGCTATCGAGACGATCTAAGCGACCCCGAAGCAATACCTGCCCCGTCTATTGTCAGAATTCGAGACCAAGACAATGGCATCATCCAAGTCCTGCTTAAAAAAGGACCTATGGGGGAGGAAAGCCAGATGATACCGGGTGAGCCGAATGAACTGCCAGTGACAGATGAGGCCGGCGCTGTCGAGGCCGTTTTGATTGATGACCAAGTGGAACTCAAGCGTGATTTCAAAATGTCCGTGGTGCTTACCTGTCTCAAAGCTGCGCCCAACAACAATGGGGTCTTCCATTCTGTATATGTAAAGCCGCAGCGCGCAGCAGCCGTTCTAAATAGAGAGATTGGGGAATGCAATGGTCCGATCATGCAGGTTAGGGTTGCCGTCAGCCCCACGACCACGGCGCGCTTCATTTGGGATGACGCCAAGGCCGAGGAAATCAAAAAGAGTTTTTGGGATGGCGATGCTATGCCCGATGAGCTCTTGTCCAACGCTGAACATGTTAAGCATATCGCGGAAGCTGCTGCTGCGAGCGTTTACTCAGCGTTACTAGACCGGTATGAGGGCGGTTACTCATTCACTCAAAAGCGCGGGGGTAGGAATATCGAGCCGACAGGTTCTCTTGGTGTTGTGGCTCATCAATCACTCTCCAACTCCACAGTTCGAAGTCGGGTAGAACTGCCGCGGATTGTTCAGCCCGTTGATTTAGCAGCGTTGCTACCAAGTTCAACAAAGCGAGCTGTATTGGGGATTGTTCAACCATGACATTTGTAAGCGATCTCATAAAGGGCGGTTATTGGCCGCTCCAACACCAAGAGACCAAAACTGTCATCGGCAACGATTGGCAATTACAACGGCGCCTATTACGCTTTGGCTGCCGGGTAAAACATGTTCGCGGTCAAAAGAGGATTGTTCAGCAAGGCCCCATCTCTGGCGGTCTTGTCTTTGACACCAAGAACTCAAAGGCCTACCCAAACATATGGTCTTTTGCTGCGCCGAGCGCGCCAAATGGAAGCGGTCAAGTCTCCCTCGTCAAAGGCCCCAAGTGGTCGGAAACGGTTTCCGGTGTCGAGACAATGACCCCCGCCTTCAACAACGAGCAACAGTATCCCGCTGGATGGTCTGCGGTCACTCTCGCCGGCGTTGACTTTGACAAGCAAAACGAACTAGCCCTTGCCGGATTCGATGGGATCGTTGCGCCTCATTTCGAGAACATACCGAAGCTTGGAACGCCGGTATGGGAATTGAAAGGTAGGGCTTTAGGCGCTCGTGCAAGATTTCAAAGTCTTTCTAGGCTTTACGAGCCGCCAAAGCCGGCAAAATGCCTGAACTGGGGCGATGGAAACCATCTAGCCTTGCAGCTCGGGCGATCAACAGACGGTGCTGGCTATCTTGTGATGGCTGACGATCCAGACAAGCTTACGACCGGAGGATTGCAAGACCTCGGAACAGGCAACAAGAGAGGTGGTGGCCCTTTCGATGTTGGGGGTGGTGCTTGTCCACACATTCACGGTGTGAATGCTCGTGGCGAAACAATGCGAGCACTCCACTTGACGACTTCTACACTGTTCCGTGGAGGAGTCGGTGACGGTCCGCTATTTTTCAAAAACAAGATCTACGATCAGAATGTTTTCGATGCTCCATTTAAGCGCAAGGTAGAAATAGTTTGGAACCCGGAAGCTCTGCATACCTGGGGCTGTGGTGTTGCTAACGGCATTTGGGAACCTCAGTCTGAGTCTTTCTTTTCTTTGATAATCCCTCCCAAGCCTCCAAGCACGCCCCTAGACCCAATACCGAAAGCAGGACAGGATGGCTTTGGGGGAGGTGACGGATCTGGGCCAGCTTTCCCAGTTGGTCCAGTGACACCTGGGGGATTGCCGCGCGAACTCTCCACGCCTTCAGGTGCAAATGAAAATCCTTTTCCTGAAGTTCCCTTTTTCCCCCGAGGTCCAATTGGTTTAGGTCCCTTGCCACCGGGGCTTGCTACTCCATCGGGATTGTTTCGAGACCCGCCGGGAGATGAGGGCAATCCCTTCGAAGAAGGTGAAAAAGATGAAGCGCCTCGGGATCTTTATATTCCTCCCGGGCTATTTGGTGGTGACAGAATCATCGGGCCGCTCGCACAGCCGGTGCCTTTGTATGGAACGTCTGTTGAGATGGCATTCCCAGCACTTGTGGGACGAGCCCAACACTACACAAAGAAAAAGCACGATCTCAGGAACGTTGGAAAATCTCTGTCGGATGAACAGAGAACATTCTGGGCTTGCGAGCCAGCGACCATAAGGTCAGAGTTTTTTGCAGCGCAGCGCGCTGATGTCTTTGAGGAGACGCAGGATAAGAAAAGCGGCCGTTATCAGAATGTGCCTACTGCAAACGGTGGTCGGGTCAACATGCCGCCTGAACTTGGCTTAGAGTATCTCATCGACTGCAGTCCAGACTTGACCGGTCTGAATTACTCGACGACGTACGATGTCTATTGGAAAACCAGACAGGCCAGGGGTACCCCAGTTCTTTGTGGTGAATTTTCGGGGGGAGTTAAGAATGGCTTTTCAGATTACTATGACGAGACAACCGAGTGTTGGGCAACCTATCACCACAACGAGAACGGGGCAGGAACGCTCGTTCGCGAATACGATGCACAAGGCCGAGACAGAAAGCTTTGCATTGCGACTTATGGGGATGGTAATGACGGGAACGCGACTCTAACGACACAGACTCTCAGCGCAGTTAAACATTACGACAATTTGACCGTTGCCACCGGCGCTGTCACTACTGCAAAGAGCGTGATCATTCACGTCAAGAACACGTTGACAATTAACAACAATGGTTATCTCTCAGCGAATGGCGCGGATGGCGCAACAGGAACCGGGGGCGGTGTCGGTGGCTCTGGCGCGAGTGAGCTCTGGTATGGGACGAGCGGAACAGGCGGCGATGGTGGGAACAATGGCGCAGGTAATGCGGGAGAGTCTTTAGGCGCGTCAATCGGCGGCAGCGGCGGCGCTGGGGGTGATGGTGCTGGTGGTGCAAATGCTGGGGGAGCCGCTGGAGCGTCTACCGCACCAACTCACTTCCCGCGAGCCCTCGAATCAATCCTGCACGGTCAAGATCGGGATTTAACAGGTTATCGAGGTGGTTCATCTGGTGGTGGCGCTGGTTCTGGCGCTGGGGTTCAAGGACCAGGCGGCGGCGCTGGTGGTGGAGTCATGGTCATTGTGGCCCGCCATTTAATCCTTCATCAACTGTCATCTTGTTTTCGGGCCATTGGCGGCGACGGTGGTGATGGTGGCACGACTGATTCAGGCGGCG